CGTGGCAAATCGTTCTTCTTGTGATCTTCTATCCCATCGGCATTTGTGTATGGATATATCGCATATGCAAGAAAATTCAAATCAAAAAAGAGAATGACGCGGCGAAGCGGGCGCGCGCTGCGGCAACTGCGCAAGAATTAGAGCAGCGGCGTTGTGTTTCTCCTGATTTTGAATTTAAGATTTTCAAGGTCGTCGGCGTGACGTTCAAAAACGATGACGGAAAAAGCCGTCAAACACTTCTGCGCAGAATCCGTTTTAACGACGAACCGTTTGAAAACGGCGTTGACGTTACGATTGAACGCGGGGAATATGAGGGGACACCCGCATTTTTCGTTTTTGCGAACGGTCTGCGTGTCGGAAGTATCGGGCGCGATGACATACCGTACTTCGTAAACCGTTGGGACAGCTTTAGCGGCGTTTATAACGCCACCGTCACCGGCGGCGGGACGGATGCGGACGGAAACTCCATAAAATACGGCATGATGATAACGTGCCGTTTTGACAACTGATCTCTATTCCAAAAGCTGACGGCACGCCGTCAGCTTTTTTATTCGCCGTCGCTGTTTCTTTTTCCACGTGCAATCAGATACAGTTCCCACAAGTCAAATACTTCCCCCGGCGGCATAAACAGCGCGTCAGTCGGGGAAATGCCGCATAGAACGGCTATTCTGTAATAGTCCGCGCGGCGAATCTTGTTTTTTTTTGATTCAATTCTTCAAGCCCTTCGTCAACTTCATCGTCGCCGGGGGCTGTGATCTCGCGCCCGTAGCCGAGTTTGATTGCGTTTGCAATCGCGCGTTTCAGCGGGACGATTTCATACGGCTGCGTCAAAAGCGCGAAATCGTCTCGTTCCGGGATGCGCCCCGGCTCATATCCCAACCGGCGGCGGGCGAGTTCGCCGCGCTCTGCAAGGATAGCGGCAGCGTTGCACGTTTCAAGGAATCCTTCGCGCGTATCCTGTTCCAGCTTTTCCAGCATCAGGCGCGTACCGCCGTAAATGTCGCGGATGGTAAACATCGCTTCGCCGTCCATGACGAGGAAATACGTTGTACCCGCAACCGTGATTTTTGCCGCTTTCATTGTCTTTACCTCCATAGCGCCAAAGCGGGCGGCGGAATCATCCCGCGCGCCCGCTCTGCTGATTGTTTAACCGCCACCCGTTGTCGGTTTGCCGAGTTTCGTATCGCACCACGCAATACAATTCGCTTCCGCGCCGTCACCTGTGAATTCCTTCGTAATGCGCCATGCGCCGGAATTGCAGCGGAAAATCGTAAACGTCGTGCTGGACGTGCCGAACGTGATAGACGAACCCTTTGTTGCGGCGCTGTCGTTGCCGAGGATTGCCTTTGTTTCGGGATGGAAGATGCCCTTGAAATAGCGGATACCCTTGCGCATGATGACCTTGTAATACACAAGACCGCCGCGCGGGGCTACGTCGCCGTCGGAGTCCGTGACTTCGCCGCTTTCCACGTCCTTCGTCGCACCATGCAGGGCGGTTTGTACTTCGTCGGTCTTGTCATCCGTTTCCAGCGCCAGAGAGCCGGACGCGAACATATCGACTTTTTCCGCAAGCGCATCGTCGCCGTACAGTTCGCCGGAAGCGTTCGTAACGGTCAAATCCGCCTTGACCAGCTTGCCGATTGTGACTTTCTTTTCGTAATCATACGTCGGCAATGCGCCGTCAGGCGCGGTCTTGATGGGCGCAAAAACAGGGCGTTTTGCTCCAAACTGTGCCATAATGTAACCTCCTAAAGATTCTTGGATTTCAAATACTTGTCATAGACACCCGCTGCCGCTTCAACGGCTGCGTCTGCCGATTTTTCGTTTGCTGTGTTGATGAATGGGCGGGCGGGTTGTCCAGCCTTGCCGTATTCGTTGACGAATGCGACCTCGGCGTTGCGGCGCTTGTTTCCGTCGCTGCGCGTCCCTTTCGGTGAAACGTAGATTGCGCGGCTTGCGCCCTTGACCTTCAATTTTTTGTCGTATGAAATACTGCCCGCCGTTTTGCCAGTCGCATATACGCCCATGCTCTGCGCTTCGGACTGCTGCGCGGCGGCGACCACTTCCGCCTCCGCCGTCAGCATTTCCAAAACGGTTTCGTCTGGCAGTTCCATAAGCGCCGTCATATCGTCAATCAGACCGTCAAGCCCCTGTGTCGATAATTCAGCCATCGTCAACGCCCCCGGAAATCTCGCATTCAAAAACGTAATGCTGCCCGGTTTCATCGGAGGCGGGCGTGATCGTCGGGCGCGTAAAGCCCCCGGCGACAAGCCGCCGCGTGATCTCTCGCCGGTACGCAAGCGAATTCTTTTCATGCGGCGCGTATAAATGCACCTGCGTCAGATAGCGCCAGTGTTGCGCATCATCGTCCCCGAAATCTTCCGGGATAGCCGTATAGTTGAAAACGATGTATTCCGTCGCTTTGCCCTTGTAGGTATCAGCGGCGACCGGCAGGAGGTCGGAAAACATCGTTTTCAGCGTTTCGTTGACATTCATGCGCTTGCCTCCTTGAATTCAGAGCATTCCAGCGTGTAGAATTCGCGCGCGTCCGTGTATGCCCGCTCGACCTTGTATTCCTTGCCGCTGAACAGCAAACGTTCCTGATTGCCATAATCGCCGTATCGGACTTTCACGGTTATTGCAAGATCAATGCCGATCTGCTTTGCGGCGTAGAATTCCGTGCGCTTGACGGATTGCACGTCCGCGAAAACGCGCGTTTCCTTCACGACTTCCGCCGGGTATCCGTCCGCGTCCGTGTCCGTGACTACGGCGCGGAGTATCACGACATCGCGCCAATACACGGGCTAACCTCCTTCCGCGACAATGTATTTATCCGATAGCGTCAGACCGTTCCGCTGCTCTTTGTACGATGCGCGGTATCGCTCCGCATCATCGTTGTCAAGCCCGAATTCAGCCTTTACGTACGTTTCGACCGCTTTCAGAATCAGCGGGTCAGTTTCGTCGTTCGCTTTTTCCTCAACAACGCCGCCGAGCGCAAGGTCTGCGCGGGCGGCGTTGATGAGGTCGGTAATTTCATTGTCGAAATCGTCGGTTGTCAGCCTCAAACGTTGACGGATAGCCGCGACATATTCGCTGCTAACTGCCATGTTCAGCCCTCCGCGTTACTCCGTTGCTTTTGTGAGATGCACGAATGCACCGAGTCCGGCAACCGGCTTGCAGTCAAAGACACACGCGCCGAGGTAATCAATGCTGTTGGTTGCAAGCCCGGAATGCTCAGAGCGGACAACCGTAATGTCCTGCGAATAGTTGCCGATGATGTACTCGAAATCGCCGTAGTACGCTTCATGTGCCGCAAGCGAACCAGTGAAGTAGACCTCTGCGCCCATGATGTAATACTTGCCGCCTGCGAATTCGATGAGGTTGTTCTTCGACTTGTTCATCAGCGGGAAGAAATCAGTAAAGAACGTCGCCTTGTTCATGCACCAGACGGCATTTCGCTCATAGCCGGACGCAAGCATACCGTAAAGCGAAACTACATTTTCTTCTGTCAGGGATGCCGTTTTTGCAACTGTCACCTGATCTGTGCCGTCCGTGTACGCGCCGCTTGTGCCCTTGCCCGCGACCTTCACGCCGCCCGGCTGATCGCTGCCCGTACCCGTGAAGATGTAATTTTCGATCTTGCGGGCGATGGATTCGGCAATCACTTCGACAATGTAGCTTTCAAACGCGGACAGCGCCATTTCGGAAGATGCGCGGGATGCCTTGACCAGCTTGACGATTTCGTAGCCCGTCAGGGAAACGGAAGTCAGGCTGTCGGAGGCGGCGGTAATGCTTGCGTTCTCCGTGTGAAGCGCCGCGTCACTGTTCGTGCCTTCGACGGCGAATTTGAAATTGCCGGGGACGTGGAAGATTTTGCAGCGCTGCAAAATCGGGGCGACCTCGTACATTTTCTTGATGATCTGATTCGCGGTCGTTTCCGGGATGATGGGCAGCGCGGAATTTGCAGCGGTCGAATACGCGCGCTGTTCGTAAACGCGCTTTTCATCGTCCGTCAGGGACTTGCCCTGCAAGGTTTTCAGCCATGCGGAACGATACAGCTTTTCCGTATCCTCTACGGGCAGGCTGCTGGCAGCGACGGGGTTTTCGATGGGATTGCCCATAGCCGAGCCGGAATTCAGCATACGTTCGATTGCCTGACGCTTTTCGAGTCCTGCATCTTCCTCATTCAGTTCGCGCAGTTCCTTTTCCAGCGCGTCAATGTCGGCGTTCTTGTCATCGGTAAGCAGCTTGCGGATTTCAGCCTTGCGCGCGGCGATTTCGGCGCGTCTTTTCTCAATGTTCATGTTTTTACCTCCATAAATTCAAAAAATGTGGGTTTTCAGTATGTCAAAGCTATCAGACGTTTCCTGCGCGCGGCTTGCTCCAAAGCCGCCAGTTCCTTTGAATGCTCCACTTCAAAGAAACTGCGCGCGGAAATTTCTGTGTCTTTGTACGCGGGAATATCCACCGCCGACACGTCGTATAGCTTCTTGACCTTTGTGATCGTGCGGGTATGCGTTACGCTGTCATACTTGGATTCGCGCACAGAAAAGGAAAAGGACATTTTATCGACATACCCGCCGTCGATTTCCTCATACAGTTCGCGCCCCGCCTGTGTGCCGCCGAGGTCGGCTTCCATGTGCAAGCCGCGTTCGTCGATGGTCAGCGTAAGCGTTTTATTGCGCAGACGGGCGACCACCTTGCCGCCGTGATTGTAGTTAAAAATCACGTCGGACATATCGCATTCGTCAAATGCGTTGCGGTCAATGACCTCGGAATACTTCACGCCGTCGTATTCAAAAAGAACCGTCGGCGTATCAAACACGACCGCCGTACCGCGCACGCGGTATTCATCCTTTTCTTCTGCGCGTGGAACGAGGGAAAAATCCTGCACGGCGCGGTATTCGCGCCCTTGTTTCATACCCATAACGTCAAGCCTCCTTCGCTTCTGCGCCGTCCGGCTCTGCGGGCGGCGGGTCTTTTTCGTTCTTCGGGTCATCCGGCGGCGTTTCGCTGTCTGCGCCCGTCTGATACTTGTCGGCAAGTTTTGCATTTACCATGTTCAACGTCTGGACGCGGCGCGCACCTTCTTCGCCGCCGATTGTCGGCATATCGAACATTGTCAAAATCTGGTCAAGCGTCGCCGCGCCGATCTCCGTCAGGAATTTCGCCGCCGTCACCTTTTCGGGCAGCGTTGCAAACTGCACGGAATTTGCGGCGAAAATGATGCGGTTGCCGTGTCCGATCTCCCGTTCTGTAAACAGCACGTTCGTGAACGCCTGCGTTAGCTTGCGGAAGAACGGCGCGATTTCGCCGCTGTAAAAAGCCTGTTCCTGCTGCGGGGTAGCCGTGTTTTCGACGATCTCTTTTGAAACGCCGAGGTAGTCATAAATTTCTGTCTTGATGTATTCAAGCTGATTTGCCGGAATCGGCGTTGTCTTGTCGTTCAGCGGCGTATAGTCATACTTGGAATCCGTGACCACGATGCCCGCGCCGTTGTTCTCCATGCGCAAATTGTCCCGTACGAAATCGTCACGGCGGCGGTTCAAATCCTCATTTTTCACGGCGTTTGAAACTTTCAGGATGCCGCGAATGACGGCGACGAGTTCGGCAAACTTCGACATAGACTGATTGAACGTGTTCGCCGTTTTCAAAACAGGATTCAGCGGGCGGTTGTCATCCCCGAAAATATCGTTTTCGAGGAAATGTCTGCGGATGTGGATAATGCGGGAATACTCGCAGATATACGACGCGCCCGTTGCGAATTTGAACCGGCAATACAGCGTTCCCATATATTCAAGCAGTTCAAAATACTGCGCGTTGATGGGATAGATCGCCACAAGCCGCCGTTGACTGTCAAAGACGGGATATGCGACGGCGTTGTTGTAGACCTTGTATTGTGCCGCCAGCTTGTAATAAAAATCAGCCGCCGTCATGTACGGATTCGGCTGATACTGCAAGATGCGGTCAACGTAGTCATTGACGGATACCGTCGTTTCCGGGGACTGCCGGACGTGGCGCGGCTGCGCGGTCGATGCGCGGCGGGCGAATGCGTCCACGGCGGAACGAACCGTGTTAATATCCCACATATTGCCGGAATACGGCGAAAAGGTCGATTCCCACGAACTAAGCAGCTTGTACGCATGAAAATCCTTGTCGCTTTGCTGCTTCTTCCCGAAGATCGACTGAAATAGCCCTCGTTTTTCTGCCATGTTGTCACCCCACTAAATACATATAGTCCTCGAAATCCCGCACATAGATGACCCACGCATTCAGGAGCGAAACCGCGCCGTCAATGCGGCGCTTGTCGGAAATCTTTACGGGCTGGATATTATTGACCCCGCTTTTCTTGACTGCCGTGTTCGTCAGACACCAAAGCAAAACGGGATTTTTGTTGTAATTCACTTTTTTGTCTGCGAATGCTGCGCCCATTTCGCGCATCGGCTGCGACCATGTAAACGGACCCTGCGCAACGGCGACCATTTCAAAGCCGTTGGAGGTCATTTCATCGACCCAGTAACCCGCGAGGGCGCGGTCATATCCGACTTTGTACGTGTCGATCTTGTATTCGTCGCGCATCTGGCAGAACCACGCCGTAACATCGGAATAGTCCACGCGCACGCCGTCGCATACCGTCAGCAAACCACGGTCAGCCCATGTTTTATAGGGCGCTTCCTGCGTGTTGTGTTCGTCCAGCATTTCCAGCTTCTTCGCCGGTAAAAAGTAATGCTGTAAAACGTAAATTTGCGGGTCATCCCCGGATTTGCGAATCAGGAGCGTCGCGCACGTCAAGTCAGTTGTCGCGGATAGGTCACAACCGCCGATTGCGTACGTGTTATACACGTCCTGCATCGTGAACGTCGCGTCGCTCTTTACTTCGTCGTAGCTTAACCACGCCGCCGCTGTCACGGATTTTACGTTGAAATCCTTGCAGAGAACGCCGGGTAAATCTTCCGGGTTCTTCTTTGCCCGCTCGACGAATGATGCCAGTGTAGAATAACGCTTGATCGTTCCGAGTCCCGGATTCGCCTTTATCCACGCTTGCGGGTCTGTCCATTCGGCGCGGTCATCCAGTTCATACAGCACCGGCAAAAACGTATCTTCCGTTATCTTGCCGTCGGCTATGTTGCACGCCAATTCGTAAATGTTATCAAACACGGATTCGCGTACCGTGCCGGATGTGGTAATCATAATCACGATGGGCTGTCGGCGGCTGGAGGTCGATTGCTTCATAACTTCGTACAAATTGCGGTCACGAATGGCGTGCAATTCGTCGATGATAACCGCGTGGGAGTTTAGACCGTCAAGCGTGTTGGAATCCGACGCGAGGGCTTCAAAGATGGATGCCGTCGCCGGAAAGTAAATATCGTTCCGGCGCTTTTTGATGATCGCGCGCAGTTCCGGCGACTGCTTGACCATGTTGACGGCTTCGGTTAGCGTCTTTTTTGCCTGATCTTTTTTCGTCGCTACGGAATAGATTTCCGCCGCGCCCTCATAGTCCGCGACAAGCAGATACAGCGCGATAGCCGCAAGCAGCGTCGTTTTTCCGTTCTTTCGGGCGACCAAAAGCAGCGTTTCGCGGAAGCGCCGGTATCCCGTGTCTTTTTCAAGCCAACCGAATAGCGTCTGAATGAACGCCTTTTGAAATAATTCCAGCTTCAACGCCGCGCCGAGTGTACCCTGTGACTGCTTGCAGAATTGCTCAATGAACAAAATCGGGCGTTCCCCGGTTTCTTCGTCGAAATAATACGCCGAATCATCCGGGGGCGCGTCCATTTCCTGCATCAGCCGCCCGTAAACAGCTTTGACGCGGCGGCTTGTGACGATCTCGCCGCTTGAAATCCGCCCCCAGTATTCGCGCACATAGTTCATTATCTGCCCGCCGCTTTCGGCTTCGTAATAAACTGCATCAGTTCATCGCCCGCCGTTTTCTTTTCCTTTTCCGGCAGCAGGCTGATAAGCTGATTTGTCAGCGTCGAAAACGATTTGATCGTCGTGTTATAGGCGCGTAGGGCGGGGGACTCCCGACGCATTTTCTGTGCGCCCTGCACAAAATCTTCGATAAGATCGCCGTTGTTGATCGCGTCGGCAAGGCGTTCCAGCGTAACCGACGTGACTGCGAATTGATTGATTAAACCCTCCGCGAATTGCTTCTTTTCTGTGGGTAAATCACGGAAAAGTTTTTTAATTTTCCGCTTTTTCGCGTCAATTTTTTCAGGGTTTGACATATCTTCGTATGTCTTTTTTTCTTCCGCCATATAATGTATGCCACCTCCTGAATTTTGCGTTACCCCCCCTCATGTGCGCGACCGGGGCGGTTCTAAACGTGGGTGAAGCGCGGTTACGCCGCCGGAAATTTTCAGCGGCGCACCGGGGGGGATATTGCGGATTCGATAATGTTTCCGTCTGCATCAAAAGCAAGACCGTCTGCAAGCGGCGGCGTTCCTTCGTGAATGATCGCGTGACACGTCCGGCAGACGGTTTCAAGATTATCTTCGTTCAGCGTAATCATGGGGTCATCTATGTTTCGCGGCGTTAATTCCGTCTTGTGATGGACGATGCAACCGGGCGCGCCGCACCTGACGCATAGCCCCGCGTCGCGTTTCAGGATGTACGCCCGCGTCCACCGCCATGCTGCCGATTCGTAGAATGCTTTTGCAAATGCTTTCATTCCGCTGCCTCCTTGCAAAAGGGTAAAGGGAACGCCCTGCGCATAAGCGCAAGGCGCACGGCGGCGAGGTTTCCTCGACCTCCCTTTACGGCTATCAGCATAGCACGGATTTCCGAAACTTTCTGTTCAGACTTTTTTCAAAAGCGTCCGGCGCGGTCAGAGCAGCGCCCCAGCATCCGCACCGAAGTACAGCACAGCAAAGCCCGCAACGGCTTTATTGCGCAAATCGTAGATTGACGTGCGCGACGCATAGTTCACCTGTGCGGCAATTTCTTCTTTGCTTTTCCGCTCTATGTACCATAGGCGCAGTAATTCCGCGTCTTGCGGGTCAAGCTGCTGCAATACGCTGTCGATTTCGTCGATCTTGTCTTTTGTGCAGTTGATCTCCCGTGCAACTTCGGCAATCTCAATGCAATCTGTCAGCGCATCGTTTACACTTTTCGTGCTTGTGTACGGCTTCGACGTATCTAACGACGGATAGCCAGACGGCGCATTGTGGCGCATGATTCTTTCCTGCCGCCGCATCAGGTTTTTCAATGCCTTTTCAAGCATTGAACGTGATCGCAGCGTGTTTTCCGCTGCGTCAAAATAGTTAATCATAGCCCGCCTCCTTATGCGCGCTTCCCGCCGTGCCGGTATTCGCGCCCTTTGTTGTATTCGTGCTTTGCCATAAGCACGGCTTCAATGTCTACGCCCATGAACGCAAGAAAATCCATGATGCGCATGACCGCATCGCAGAGTTCGACCGCAACGCCCTCCGGCTTGCAGTTCCCCTCCGTATCAGCGCCCGAAGGATGCCCGACGTTATCGCAGATTTTTGAAAACTTGCAATTCTCCGGCGACAGCGCACACGTGCCGTAGATAACCGGGTTTCCGCTCCGCCATTCTTCCACGGCTTCCGAGATTTCAGCGTGTATCATAACCGCGACTTCCGGGAACGTGATAGGCGCATCATACCAACCGTGCGCAACGGCGTTTTTGTGGACATCCTGTGCAAATTCATTTACCGTCATTCTTTCCGCCTCCGATTCGTTTTTGTTTTTCGCTGTGGCTTTATAAATTTACCGTCCCGGCGGTAAAACCGGGCGACGATATACCGTCCGCCGTTCACGTCGTTATGAAATGCGCCAGCTTCCGCAAGGAAATATCCGGGGTACAGCTTTTCATATTCGGCGTTGTTGGTCGTGTCCCGTGCGAGTTCTTCCGCCCGCCTGCCGGAAATGCGCCCGTCGCGTGTTTTCGGGTCAGGGTCAATCAGATTCTTTGACGCATTCCAAGCCTTTTTGCCGACGGGCTTTTTGACGATGTAATGTCCAAGACCGGCAAGCCCTGTTTCCGTGAATTGCAGGCGGCGGCTGTTCGCGTAGCCCAAGCCCCAAGCTGCCTCCACCGCGTCACGATCTAACCCGCCGTTGATCGTGATGTGATGATGATAACGCCCGGTCTTTCCGCCGCGTTCTGTCACGACGATGTATTTCAGCGGCGGCAATCCGGCTTTCTTCCGCATCCGCTGAATGCGACGTATGTAATTGCGGGCATTGCGGGCGGCTTCTTCTTCGCTTTCCGGCTGGACGGTATATGTCAGGTGAATTTCAAGATCATCCGGCGTGAAGTTCGCGTGAAGCAGTCTGACAAGTTTTTCTTCCCTGTGGCGCTGATTTAATTTCTTCTGTGCTGCGGTTGTCGGCTTGCTCCGGCTGCGCCGTCCGTTCGATTGCCGGTATGTAGGAAAAATATATACGTCGAGGTACTCCCCGCAGTAGTAGCGCTTTTCCCGATAGATTGTTTTCATGCCTTTACCTCCGGCGGCTCTGTGGTCGTTAAGTTACTATCCCATACAAGCCCGAAAATAGCGGTTTCCCGCCGCTTTTCGCTTGCATATCGCCCCGGAACGTGATATTATATATAAGGTATGAGTAACCTTGTCTTTTCCGAGGCAAGCACCGCCGACGTTCTGCGAAAACGTCGGCGGCTTTTTTATGCGTCCGTTTCCGCCGCATCCGTCCAGTCAATAGCCTGTCCGCATTGCCCGCAGAATGCGTTCTGCGCGCCGTCTGCATTGTGCAAGTGTTTGACGCTGCCGCACCGCTTGCAGGCTAAAGCGGGCGCGGGGCGTGCTGGAAGGTATTCCGGTTTTTTCCGAACGCGGTACGACAACGCCGCAATCCCCATGCGGCAGGCTTCGTTTACCGGGTCAATGCTTTCGTAATGTTCCCGATGCGCGGGATTCAGAATTTCAATCGCACGTTCAATTTTCACCGTCAAACACCATCCATCTTTGCCCCGCATAGTCTGCAATAATAGCTGTCGTTAGATTCTGCGTTGTCGCATTCACTACAAGTGAATACACCGTCATCATGGTAAATCCACCGCCCATGTCGCACCGGCGCAACGTCGGCGGCGGGCGTGTACACGGCGTAAGAAATCATCTTGATTGCATCCTGAATTGTGCCTTTTTTCCGGCGATAGTCCCGACTGCTCAGACTTTTGAGCAGTTCCAGCGTCTTTTCCCGGCTTATGTATTCATCAGTCATTGCTATCCCTCCCGATCATGTGAAGCGGGCAGTTTTTCAGCCGTTCTTTTGATACCCGAATGCCGCGTGTACTGTAAATCGACGCGCCCGCCGTGCAAATGCCGTCGTTGTAGCGCCCACCGGGGCGGTTTCCCATGCCGTCATAGTAGCCGCATTCCGCGCACGAACGCGGGATTTTCCGCATATTCGTGACGATGATGATTTTCCCGATGTATTTGTTCATATTCGCCTCCTTGCGGCTACTTCCCCGGCATTGAGCCGGGGAAGTTTTTGAATTCCGAATTTTACAAATCAAAGCCGGGGGCAAAGCCACCCGAGTAGCGCGCGCCGCTGGCGTAGACCGCGCCGTCAGTAACCACATTCACGAAATCCGCGGAATTGCCGGCAAACGGGGAACGGAGCCAGTACGGATATGTGCCATTTCCGGGGACTTCCTTCACGCGGTCGCGTTCCGCCTTGAAAATAGGTAACTGGAAGCTGTCTGTTTCTTCTTTCCACCATCCATTCGGGTCATTGCCGAAAACGTCCGTTGCCGACGGCAACCACAACGAATCAAAATATTCGTACGTTTCGCCGTCGATTTCCTCGCATAAGTGTCGCGGCGTGATCGCTTCGCGCAGTTCGGCGGGCAAATGCGGCAGAATATCTTCGAGGACGTGTCTGCGGGCTTCGCTTCTGAAATATCCGCCCTTGTTGGTCACGGTCTTGTTCATCTGCCACATTTCGCGGAGGCAATCTTTGAAAACAAATCGGGCGCTATGCTTGCCGACGTAGCCGCAAACCGGCGTAATCGTTTCGCCCGTGTCAAGCGCAAGCGTGATTTCGTCGTGCGGGCGGATGACCTCCAGACCGCGCCCCTCCTTGATCGCCGCTTTCAGTTCCGAAATATTGATTTCCTGCTCTGTCCTGCGTGTGATTTTCATTGTGTGACCTCCTCAATAGAACAAAAGATGTGATTTCCGATGACTGCAACGATATTGTCGTTGTATGCCTTTGTGCTGAAAAATACCGCTTCGGCGGGAAGAATGTAATCTGTGTCGTGCAGCGCGGTATAAACTGCGTCGTACTGCGTCTGTGTCGGTTCTGCTGTCCAAAGATACGGCGCGGGGCTGAATTGCCAAACGTCCCCGTACTTTTGGAAAACGACCTCTTCGACCGTATCCGGGAATTCCGGCGACAAGCAGCGGTTCAGCGCAGTCAGGACAACGGCAACTTGCCCGTCGAACGGTTCGCCGCGCGCTTCGTGCCATGCAAGCGCTGCCAGCATATCAATATCGTCCTCCGTGACGTTCAGCGCCGCATAACGGCTGATTTCTTCCGGTGCTTCCTCCGGCTGTTCTTCCGGCTCTGTTTCTTCCGGCACTTCCGGCGTGATCGTTTCCGGCGTTTTCGTGATCTGTTCCGCCGCTTTTGTGATCGCGGGGGCGATTTTTGTTACTGCGGCAACCGTTTCCGTGCTTGCCGCTTCCGGCTGCGTGTCCCGCTCTGCCGGGCGCGCCAGCGCGCAGACACAAGCCGCCGCAATGATTGCGATGACGGCGCACAGCGCAACCGTCGGCGCGAACCGGCGTATCATGCGGCGTTTCCGCCGCTGCTGCGCGGTCATTGCTCTGTGCCTGCCGGTTCTTCTTCGGCAAGCACGATAAATTCACATTCACGGGCTATCTGCGTCCAGCGGGCGCGCCATTGCCGCGCGGCGGCAATAAGCGCATCGTATTTACAGCGCCCGTTTGCGGTTGTTTCGCCGTAATCGGCGTGTCTGACGAGGTATAGCTTCATAGGTCTGCGTTCCATGTAAGCCCCTGCCTTTCTCTATTCGGCAATTTCGCCGTCTATCAGTTGGAATGATTCGCGGAGAATGCCGCCCCGCACGGCAAATTCAAGAATGCAATAGCGGCGCGCCGGATGGATGTACGAAACCGTACCCCGAACGGCTTTATCTTTGCCGTCTTTGCCTAAGACGCTGAACGTGACGGGCTTGACCGTCCTGCCGCATCCGATTGTTACCATGATGTACCCTCCTTGCGGCGGTCATAGGAATAACCGCTGCTGCGCTGTATGTTCTTCAAAACGTTGTTCTTGCTTCTGAAAATAATCTGCGTCGATCTCGCACCCGATGAAATCAAGCGCCATATCGTAAGCGGCAATTCGGCTTGACCCGCTCCCAAGGTGTGAATCAAAAATCTTGTCGTACGGACGCGCGTATTTCGCGTAAAGCCACAAATACAGCGCGACCGGCTTTTGCATGGGATGAATCCGCACGTCATCCGCGCCGACGTTCCCGAAATACGCATGGTCAAAGCATTTTGCCGTTTTATTGAAACTCGTCCATGCTAATTCGCCGTCGGAATAGCTGTCCACGGGCTGACGCTTGTACCAGAAAATGAATTCCTTCGTCGGCGGCAGCAAATCCGACAAATGATTGTAGCCCCAAATAATCTGATTCTTGCTGACACGGAACAGTTCGGTGAAGTATTCCGCCGTCGGTTTATCGTCGTTCGCGGTCTTTGTCTGCCCGTAGCGCCTAACCCGGCTTGTCTCCTTGAATCCCTTTTCAATCCCGTACGGCGGGTCTACAACCGCCAAATCGAAATATTTACTCGGAACGCGGCGCATAAATTCCATGCAGTCAATGTTATACGCTTCGTTCATTCGCCGTCATTCCTCCAACTGGTACGTTTTCGTTTCGCTGCGCTCGACCTTGATTTTCTCTTTTGTGGTCATCGTGATTTTCGCCTTGCAAAGCCCGCGCACGTTGATCGTAGCCGACGTAATAAACCCGCGTGCCGTCTGCTCCGCGATAGCGTTCAGGAGTTGCAGCGGTTCTTCGGCAGCAATCGGGGCAAAGCCCAGCTTTGCAGCATCGTCCCCGAAAATCTTGCGAATGCGGTTTTGCGCCGCCGTGATCTGCTTGCGCAGATTCCGTTCATGCCGTGCGTCGTAGCATTCGCATTTTTCGGAAGCGGCAATATCGGCTTCCGCCTGCGTTTCTTCTTCATAGTCCAGATTCACGACTTGCCCGCAGTATCTACACGTGCCGAATGTCATTCCGTTACCTCCGGGCTTTCCGCCGCTGCCTGATCGCCGCCCGCGTGCGCTTCGCCGGTCGCCCGCCTGATCGCTGCCGTCAGCGCCGCGACCGCCGACGCGATTTGACCGCCCGCCGCTTCCGGCTTCGGTCTGTCCGGGTCAGCGTTTTCCGCCAGCTTGCAGACGATAGCCGCTTGCACGACTTCACCGACGAACGCGCCGGTTTCCTGCATCGTCAGCGTTTCGGCGGACGTACGAACGACAAAAGCGCCCGTCGTGAATTTGAATACCGCATACGCGCGCTTTCCCGCCGGGGGAATGATGCGGATAGCGCCCGCGTCCGCAATGACGGCTTCCGGCGTGGGGACTTCGTACCCGCTCGACGCGAATACTTTCAACTGTTCCGGCGCAAGGGCGTAGACCTCGCTGCCGAGTTGCTTTGAATACAGTTTTTTCACTTCGTTGCCTCCTTTAATTGCATAGACCACCGCTGTTTGTATTCTCGCGGCGGTGTTTTCTTCTGGAAAAGAGTCATTTGCTCTGGCTTGTTTGCGTATCTCTGTTTATTCCAGCATAACCCACCCGCTTTTTTCGCTTCGCAAATCCAGCCCGCCGCACGTAGGCTTGTACCCGATTCCGATTGCAGAATGAATGTGATTATCTTTGAATATCCCATTTTTCGCGCTGTTCGTGCCGATGCGTTATATAGAAAAGAACAGGCATTTTTTGTTCCATCTGTGCAAAGTCTTGTCACTTCTAATGTTTTTCCATCATCCAGATAACGCCCTGTCGGTCTGCCAACAATCGCAACGCCTACAAGCTGCCCGTCTTTGTATGCACCGATTGAAAACTTATGCCCCGCAACTTTCCCATGGTGTCTGTGATACTGTTCCACATACGCATTTGCTTCGCGGAGGGCAATTCTGCGCGCTTTAATAGTTTTTGACATTTAATTTGTCGCCTCCCGGCGGTCGTAAGCAGCCGCCCATTTTTGGACACCATGCCGGGACGTACGGCAGAAACCGTTCAATGCCGACGATGTAGCCGCACGTTTGCCCCGGCTCATAGCATCTGAAACACTTTTGACCATTTACCCAGTCTTCCGTTACGACGCTGCCGCATCCGTCACACGTCCGCGTATAGTCCGCGCGGGTCATTCCGCCGCCTCCGCAGGAAGCGTCAAATACCAAAGCGCGCTGCCCCGAATGGCTTCATTCGGGCAGTTGTCGCAGTTTTCCGCCGCGCAATGATCGCAGTAGATGCGATGAAAAGCATCGTCCCACGGCGCATTGATCGCCGGAATCGCTTGCAGGAAATCCGCCAACGCCTGCGGGCTTTTTGTGATTCGGTCGAAAACGTTCATCCCCGCGCCCCCTGATTCCAAATCGGGAAGGAAACACCCGCAAATACTTCTTCGCGGAAATGCAGCGGGACGAGTCTGTAAACGTCGTTCAGGCAGGAGTTCCGCATGGATGTGTTCATAAATTCTGCGTGCTTGAATTCATCCGGCGGGAAAAACGGCTCGTTCGCGTATCGCAGAACGTTTTCCCGGACTTCCCGCAGAAAATCTTCCGTCCAACGGTCGCCGCCGCTTGCCCGCTCCCGTGCTTCGCGTTCGCTCTGCGCAGCGAATGTTTCCCACGGGAAAAGAACGTGCGTAATATACACGTTTTCAGTTTTCTTCATGGTATGAGCCTCCTTTTTCATTCTGTCGCTTTCCGGCGACCTCTTTTGCGGTATGCTTCGGTCACGCGCTTTTCTGCGACTTCTGCCCGGTATGCAGGGCGGCAGCGCGCGTTCAGTTCCGGCACTTCTCCGCGCTTGATTTCCCGGTAAATCGTCGCTTGACATTTGCCGATGCGCGCCGCGATTTCGCACGGCTTCGCGCCCGCGTTATACATTTCTTCGATGATTTTCCGATCTTCAAGCCCGATATTGTAGCTGTTCATTCCGTATCGCCTCCGTTTCCTGCGTTTTTGGGGATAAAAAATAAGCGCGTCAGAAGTAATAACTTCTTTCGCACTTAATAATAAACGGCGCATTCGCAAATGTCAAGTATTTAATGCGAAAAAAGTAGAAATATTTTTATGATACCTTTTTACCTCGGCAAAAAGACGTTGTCAAGGTGCATTTCAGGGGCTATGCAGCGGCGGCGAACGCGGCGCTGAACATCTGCGCGGATGACTGGAAGCCGAGTATTTCGCGTGGGTAGTTGTTTATCCAATCTTCCACACGGGCAACATCTGCGTCCGTGACGGTTTCAAAGTCCGTGCCTTTCGGGAAGCGCCGCCGAATCATGCGGTTTATGTTTTCGTTCGTTCCGCGTTCGCAAGAGCAGTACGCATGACAATAATACAACGCCGTGCGTTTTTCTTCGGCGTTGATCGCACTTCGTGCGATTCCGTCCGCATCCGCAAATTCCGAACCGTTGTCAACCGTGATTGACTTGAATACCGTATAGAACGCCGCGCCGTAAATCCGTTCCAGCCGGTCAAGCGCCTGCACGACGGTTTCCGCTCTGCCGTCTTTTATGCGTATGATGATCTCGCGGCGTGTCACCCGCTCAGACAGCACAAGCAAGCGCGCCTTTGTCTTTTTCTTTCCTACAACGGTATCCATTTCCCAATGCCCCGGTTCTTTGCGTTCGTTGATGATCTCCGGGCGTTCGTCAATCGGCGTTCCCCGGCTTTCCCGCTTCTGACGCGGGCGGACTTTCTTGTATTCCTTTTTCCGTTCGCCCTTTTCCGGGAGGTCGGCGTTGGTCAGTTCCAGAAATACGCCCTCGTCGATATACTTGTAAAGCGTGGCGCGGCAGAACGTCATACCGAAATGTGCAAATTCTTCCCGATGCAGAAGCGCGCAGACCGCCGCCGGGGAATAATCGTCGTTTATTATTTTATCTTCGATGAATGCGGCGACGGCATGATTCTTGCCGATTTTCAGCGGCGCGCCCTTTGCTGACAGGCTTTCTTGATAACGTGCCTCGGCAATTTCAGGGCTGTACCTAATATCCGTTGTCAGGTCTGAATTCATGTGCGTGTACGTCCCGCGCTTCACTTCCCGATAGATCGTGCTGACGTGTACGCCGAGGTCTGCGGCTATCTGCTTCGGCTTGTATCCGATATTCAGACGCGCTTCAATTTTCAGTCTGTCCCGAAACTGCAACTGCTTGTATTGTTCGCCCATGTCATGCCCTCCATACATAGCAAAAAGGGGCGGTTTCCCGCCCCTTGCCGCTGTCATTGTTTGCCGCCGCTTTCGCAGTATCCAGCAATGAATTTTTTGATTTCCGCTGTGGGATTTGTCCCATTCTCCGCGCAGACCCGCCGGAATTCTTCTAAAACATCCGGCTTCAAATCCAGCGGGAAACGCACGTAGTTTTTGCGATTGTACCGCTGCTGTGCGGCGTACTTGCTCTTTTCTTCCATGTTACCGCCTCCGTTTCAGCGATATAATAATTGCACACACTGACAGGATGATGCTAATTCCGCATAAAATATAAATGACCGTATCCATAGTGATTTGACATTGAGCCGCGTTCATGTTATTCTATGGGCGAGGGGGATTTCTCCCCCTGCCCGTTACCTTGTCAGCTTTTCTATCAAAAGCAGAATTGCAATGACAAGATTGACGATTGCGGTAATAAGATTGATTGTGCTTGCCTGCTGGTCTTTCTTATTGCCGCTTTTCTTATGCGGTTTCTTGCTCAATGTTTTTGTCCCCCCTTTCTGATTCTTATTATACTATACACGTACGTGTATGTCAATAGCTTTTTGAAAAAATGTAAAAAAATTTACCCCGACGGGGAAGAATCCCGTCGGGGTTACTCTATGCCCAAAAGCCACAAAACAGATACGCCGAGGACTTTTGCGAATATCGGTATTTCATAGTCAGGAACAAACCGCGTCCCGATCTCAACGCGGCTGATCGAATCGCGCTCCATTATCACGCCCTCGACCTGAACGCGCGCCGCGAGGTCTGATTGTGATAGCCGCTGTTTCAGCCGCGCTTCCCGGATGCGTTCACCGCAGATATTCTTTTTCCCGTTGTAATCGTATATCTTCATGCGCTGCGCGCCGCCCTCCTTGTGCTAATGATCTGCATTATTCTTGACTTTAACACGCGGATGAATGATAATTGTGTTAAAGGTCAGCACGACCGAAAAATATCAGGAGGGCTACTCATACCATGAAAAAACTGAAAACGTGGCAAATCGTTCTTCTTGTGATCTTCTATCCCATCGGCATTTGTGT